TTGTCAGACAACTGGATGTGATTGACGTTAGAATTCAAGCCGCCAATAGAAACAACTTTCTGACTCTGTACACCTTCCATCATAGATGATAAGCTCCTGTCTCTCCATAGAAGGGACCACCACCAAGATTAATACGTCCGTCATAGACGTATGGAGGTGCAGTTTTAACAAGGAGTTCATACATATCCTTGATACCTTCTTGAAATTTTGTTTCTGCGATTTGTTCACCCTGGGGGTTTTCTCTGAAAAGGTTCAGATGATAAAGGGCACCCCAAGTAATTACGTTATCAAATTGTGTAGGAATATCTGTGGTATCACTGAAGATAGACAGTTGTGTCGGATTCTTGTAATACTGATATTCGACTGAATAGAGTTTATCGGGGGAAGGTGTTACACCAAACCCACCTGCAGGGTTTTTAAATACATACTGTGGGACCTGACGACCTTCGGGAAGAGCCCCTTCGTCAAGATCACGGAAATATCTATAGAATTCATCTACATCGATTTCACCAATAGTTGTTGAAGCAACACCAAGAGTGTCATTCCTAACAATTCTAAAAGATTGCCAGTCAACCGATTTAAAATCTGCTGGCCAGAGATAGAAGTTAACACCGACAGTAAGAGCCTGTGTTCCAGTCATTGCGTGGTATGGCCATTCCCAACGCTGCTGGTTGATTTCATTGATAGCATCAATAACGGTGTCTTTGACTACCGCTTGCATACCCTTGGCGGAAGCAAAGGAAGTCTCTGTGAGTTCGACCTCATTGATTCTCCGGATAACCCTATTAGCCAGACTTAGAAAAGTACTTCCCATGCTTTCCTCTTTTTAAATAAACTGTGCGAGTCCACCACTTAATGCAAACTTCACGAATACTAGTATAACAGCACCCCAAACAGTGAAGTTCAGATTCTTTGCAGTCCTCTTGATATCCTTGAGTTCTTCCTTTAGTTCGGAAAATTCTCTACGCATAAAATCAGTATTGACTTCATGTTTACCAAGGGAGACTTCTACAAGAGTCCTCCACTGCTCTAGTGCTGTAAGTCTCTTATCAAGACCTTCATTATCCATTACTAATCCCCTTTAATAGAAAGATGGGGCCACTGAGGACCCCACCCTTATGAGATTAATTAGGACTTCGGCTGAGCGATAACACCACGACCTTCGGTCGTAACGTCAACGATAACTGCCCAAACCATAACCTTACCCGTCAGAAGAGTACCCGTCTGCGTAGCAATCAGGATATCAATTGTGTCGGATGCGGAGAGGATGAGCTGGGGGGTCATAACACCCTGCGGAGTGGCATAGGAGCCAACAGCAGCGGCATCAAAATCCCAACCGTCTACGTATACATCAGCATCAACACCAGTAATACCGATGTCGAAGGTGAGGTCCGTAGAAGTACCTGTCATAGCTGCAGTCTTCTGAGCACCGGCAGCCAGAATCTGGACACCAGCAGGAAGACGGAGTGCTTCGATAACGTCAGCAGCAGCCAGAGCAGAACCCTTAGCCGTTACAGCAGCAGCGATATCGATTTCACGCCAGACCTTGTATGCAAAGTTAGCATTATCCATCGTCCGAGGAGCGAGGTTAGCAGTTGCATAGGTCGGATTAGAAAGCGTAGTAATAGTAGCCATTTATAATTCTCCTTAATAGCTAAGATTAGTTGGCTTTGTTGTAGACTGCACGTACAAGGCCCTGCGGCTTAAGGATCTTACGACCGTACATGTGCATACCACGAACAATGTCAGAGAAGCCGAACGGAGAACGGAAGGTTTCCGTCTTGTTGATCTGTTCAGCCGTAGCTACAGAGGAATCATGACCAGCAACGATGACACCGTAGTCGGTAGCCGAACCGTTGTTGTCCAGAACAGCCGGACCCGAACCGATGAACGGAAGGTTGTTCGAGGTGTACCACTTGAAGCCATAAACGGTGTTAGCCGAGAGCTTACCGTTCGAGAGCTGTTCCGAGTCCTGATAGAACTGGTTCATGAACTTAGAATTTTCGTCCATGAGGATTTCAAGGAAGACCGGATCAACAATGAGCCAGCGACCTTCCTTCGGAACGTTCTGCTGATCGAGCAGACGGTTCATACGGTTAACAACCTGCAGAGGCGTAACGTCGTACGTACCAGCCGTACCAACTGCAATCGAGTCAGAGGCAGAGCCACCGGAAACGAAGGAGTTACGTGCGAGCTTGTGGATTGCGAAGAGTTCGTCGTTATCAGCGGTAGATTCAGACTTCGTACCTACAGCAGTCGTACGAGCCGTCCATGCACCACCGAGCGTAGCCTGCTCATAGCCCGACAGATAGCCCAAGATGTCAGCATCGTAGGTCTGTGCGAGGTTGTAAGCAGCACGATCCGTTGCAAGGTCAAGCCAGTTGACATGGGACTGCTTCTTTTCGATGTCGTCGATCTGGAACTGGAATGCGTTCGCACGGTCAACGATAAGGGTGAAGTCCTGGTCTTCGAGGTCCTGAGACGTGAGCTGAGCACCACGAGCGTACTTCGAGATTGCGATTTCCGGTTCCTTGATAATCTGAACGGTATCGCCGTAGTTGGAAATTTCACCGAAGTAATCGGAGTTAGTAACGTCCTGAACGACAGAGGTCTTGCGGAACTGCTTCTGGACCTTCTGCGAGTAGATTACCGGGCTAAATTTACCATTAGGAAGGTTATTATAACCTGTTGCACTTTGAAATGCCATTATATATTCTCCATGAGATTAAAAGATTTAACTTTGTGATTGTTAAATAGATCAATCCATAAGAGGAGGCCATGTATATTAGGTTGTCTTATTTAAAGGGCTAATATTCCGTGGGTAGTCTTCTATGTTTTATCTATGTCAGTAAGTTCTAAAGATTAACGAAAAGCCGGGAACACTCCTGTGTTACCTTGCACCGCCCGAAAGATCATACAGGAACTTACCCCTGCGGATTGCCGAATCAATTGCGGCTTCATTCTGAATGTAGAAACGACTGCCGTTTTTCTGGATTTGAGATTCAGAGAATTCGTAATCACCGGCATCGGCGTCAGGCTCTTCAACAACGGAGGGACGGACTACCTTAGCCGCACCAGCCGGGGAGAAATCTTCATCATCAACCTTTGACTTAGTAGACTTCTTGTTTTCAGCCTTGAACTTAGAAATAACAAGCGAAGCCTCTTCCACATCTAGAGAATTCATCTTGTTCTTGTACTTCTCGGGTTGTTTATCCAACCACTTCCTGAATGGAGAATCTTTCGCGAGAAGATCATTCAGGTCTGGATGGAGTTCCCTGAGAAGAATGAACGCCTCCTTAGCGTCCAATTCCTTTTGCTTAAGCTCAACCTTAGAGAGCTTTGCTTCTGTCTGAGACGTGGCTTCACGAATACGCTTCTGAACGATGGTTTCTAGAATACCAGCAAATTCAGGATATTCACGCATCCAGAGCTCTACGTCTTCATCAGATTTGGGAGCCTTTAGTTGGCCCCGGAGAGCCTGTTCGAGTTTATTCTCCAGTTCAGCAATACGACTCTTGGTGTCATTAGCGACGGTGTCGGTATGCCTACGGAGATCACCGTAACGCTTCTTCCAGACTTCCTCTTCAACGGAGGTTGCTGGTTCTGACATAAGCGTCTGCTCCTGTTCGATTTCTTCGAGTTCAAGGGCTTCTGCTTCGTGACGGGGATTGCGATATTTTGTCATAAGTTCTCCTTTGGGGCCACAAGTAGTCCTAACTTTGTAGGGGTTGAGGGTAGCCTTTTTGATTAATAGGAACGACCACCACTGAATGAACCAGAGGCTTTGTCGTCTTTATCTTTTCCTGCATGATTGTCAGTACCGGTCATTCCAGACCTAGTGGTACCTGCACCACCCCAACCAGAATTAGAAGTTGAGGAGCCTGCCCCACCAGCACCGGATGAACCACCAGAGAATCCTTTAGACTCACTTGATGTTTCTGAAATTCCCATAGAGGGTGCACTAGCAGGAGTAGATGATTTAGTATCAGAGAAACGATTTGCATTTACTTCAGATACCATCCCACGCATATTAGGTGCATAAGAAGCAGTCGTGTTAAATACAGTATGAGGTGTTACCGATGTGGTCGGTTCCTTTGTACCGTATTCTCCCAAGAATCCAAAAGTGTGTGGACCAATGGTTTCTTTGTTCTGCATCTGATCAGACCAACCAGGATTTCGGTAATTTGCATGATAGCTCGTAAAACCAAGGTTATTTGCAGGGTTAGAAATGTAGTCACTTACAAGAGTGTCATAAGTGCTTTTGTTTGCGTTGTAGTTACTGATAGCAGTATTGGCTGCGGCGTCGTTATTCCAAGTAGAGTATTGTTTAGGAGCAGAGATAGCACCTTCAATACCACCATACTGTGGAGCACGGTTCTCAATAGTAGAGAGGATACCCATTGCTTCACGACGACCGGCATCAGTAGACATGTCAGTTTTAGTAGGATCTATTTCACCTGCAAGAGTCATACCCATTAGGGACTTCTCTTGATCGGTTATATCTTTAAATCGATTAGGATCGATTGTCATCTGAGGTTTGGACTGTTGATCCATGAGACCAAAACGATTGTCCGTAGGTTTCTCTGGAGCCTCAGCAATCATTGTAGAAGATTCGTCAGGTCTAGCCGTTGGAACAGCAGGACGATTTAGTGCATCGTCTCTCCAATTCCTGTAAGCATTAACAATTGACATACCTTCTGTGTCTTGCTTGTGACTATTGAGTTCACCATGACCAAAGACGTCCATACCGATCTCGGGATTACGAGAGATCTGATCATTAATGAAAGACACACCAGACTTAATCTGTTCAGGGGTCAGGTCACTGTCATCATTCGCAATGACTTCGATACCAAGAGTGTTGGCATTAGAGAGTCCAGTACCGTTCTCAGCAGGCCGTATATGGGCCTCACGCTCGTCTGTAGGACCAGTACTATAGATTGTACCGTCTCGGTCCATAACGTACTGTACACCCAATCCTCGCTCGTTTAGAGTGTTAACAACACCCTCAGGAGTCCCTCTACCACCAGTATGATGGATAGCTAGACCTTGGACATTGTCTAGAGTACGACCTGTGTCATGCAGTCCAGAGAGAGGTTGATAACCATTCTCGTTGTCATAAGACAGACCAAGACCAGAATGAAAGTTCTTAGTACCCTCATCCATGTCATCTTTCTTACCGAAGACTGAGTCCTTTACTCGGCTGAAGACACTTTCCTTTTTAGGAGAGGATTTCTCTGTCATACCACCATTCATCATACCACGCATTCGGGCTTCGTTTGGTGTAAGAGTAGTCTTCTTGTCTTTGTCTTGTGCTTCGAAACCTACAGAATAGGTCTGACCAGCAATATCGACATCAGCGATCTTACCATCCTTAGGGGATGAGATCATGTCCTTAGCAAGAGAGGGTTTAGCGTTGGGAAGACCCATTGCTTCACGGGCTCTACGAATGGCTTGGTTGTTACCTACATTGATGCCAGAGTTGATAGCAGCAGTAGCCATCTTAGCACCAGGTACAGGAGCCATTCCAAGGAACGACAGATATCCGGGTTTATCGACATAACCGTAGTTTTCATTGGCAGTAGGCTCTACGTACTCCTGATCGAAGTCGTTGATGTCACCACCCCGATCACCAAGAGAAAGCCTAAGTAGTTTGAGGAGTTCGTCTCTTTCGAGCTCAGCTTCTGTTTTTTCTTTAGCCATTAGAACCCCTCATATTGACCTCATCTCTCAGAGTCTTTAGACGTTTGATTTCTTCAATAGCACCCTGAAGAGATTTAACCTCTTCCATATTAGAAGCAGAGACTAGCCTGTTCTTAAGTTCCTCAATACGAAAATCCATATAAGCTAGTAGTGAGTCATAGTTAACCTTGACATTGACTACATAAGAGAGATCTCTAGCTAGTTCTTTATTCATCCGCTAAAACCTTGTGCGCCGGGCTCAGGAGAATTTCCTGGAGTTATGTTACCAGCACCCTGTCCAGTCGGATTATCCGGTGACGGAGTGGGCGAAGGGACACCACCTTGAGCACCCTGGTCATTTGGGTTCTGAGGAGGCTGCCCAGAGAGTTCTGCCATCTGTCTCATAAGAGTTGCTTGGACGGCAGCCGCACGAGGATCGTTAATAACCTTCTCTTCATCAAGATCGAGACTTGCAGCGTATTCCCTAAGGATATAGTCCCACTTAATGAATGGGGCCATAGAAGGATTAGGTGCTGCAAACTGTGCCAATTGGAGGAGCCTCTGAGAACGAATTTCATTTCTCATTAGAGACTCAGTGCCCTTAGCTACAACTTCTAGAGAACCAATATAATCCTCATCGAAGTTGAACTGCATGTTGAATGCAAAGAGGGCCTTACCAAGTGGCATCAAGAGGTAGTCATCGATATTCCTTACAACTGCCTTAATGTTCTGAGCAGCAGCAGACATAAGCATTGACATACCAGATGCCGTGCGAGTCGTACCAGAGACACCTGTCTGACCGTGTGCATAAGACGGCATACCTGTTGCTTCGTCAGAAAGCTGTCTAGCTTTATCAAAAGCAAAGAGTGCGTCTTGGGTATGGTTATCAATCTTAACAGAATTAATAGCCTGTCCAGTAGGACCACCAGAACGTCTGAAGATTTTACCCGGAAAGAGTTCCATTGACTGTCCAGGAACCAAGTAGTCTTCGTTGATTTCAAGAATAACGTTAGAAGACAGGGCAGCGTTGTCGACTGCAAGTCTCATAAAGCCATTCATGAGCAACTGAGTATCGAGCATATTCTCAGCGACACCAACTCCGAAGAAAGAATAAGGATTCTGCTCGTAAGGTACTACATGGTAAGGGATACGTGCCGGAGTAAACGGATTAAAGACCAGTCGGAGGACATGACCACCAGAAATCCAGGCATTAATCTGGATTTGATCGTGTGATCTGAACTCTTTGGGGATCTTTATGTTGTTTTCTTTGGCAATTTCAGCATCCATAACACCCCAATATTCGAGGACTTCCCAACGATCATGGACGTTCATTTGGTTCTGAGTCTGCTGAATAAGAGCCGTTTCCCAATACTTTTGGGAGTAATTTGGTCCACCAGCAATCAAGGCTTCGATGTTTTTACCCCTAAAATAGGGTCTTTTCTTCAAAGCACGTAGTTCAGACTTAGAAAGACGATGACGTTGAATGAACTTTTCAGCCTCAGCCATAGAACGGGCATCACAATCGGGATAAGAGTCCCAAACAGAGACATATTCCACGAATGGGATAGTTCTGATCTCAGGATCGTATGCTCCGTCCTTGCCCCAACGAGGGTATTCTTTGTCTACGGCAAAAGGACCCTTGAAGATACCAGTAC